GAACCGAGCACCGAGAGGTCCTCGTCGAGTGCTCTCAGGTGGCGCTCGATCGCGGAGAGTCGACGGTCGAGAGTCCGCCGATCCGTCACCGCTGCCTCGCGATCGGGATCGAGAAGCTACGAGAACAGGACGGGCACCGACCTTCGAGCCGAGTCTCGACCGGAACTCCGGACCGAGCGATCTCGGCTCGCGAGTCGACGCGAGCGACGACCGCGGAGCAGCCGGACTCGGAGCATCGGATCTCGGTCGTCCGAGCCGCGGTCCGTAGAGGGAGAGAGTCGCGAGAGCGCATCGGGTTTATCCTGCGGAAATGACGTCGTAGGTCGCTCGAACGTACCACGCGACGAGCCCATCGTGGTAGCCCTCGCGAGGCCGCTCCGTCTCTCGGATAACTCCGCGAGTATCGATCCCGTCTCGGTAGAGTCGGCAGGCCTGTAGAGCGCTGTAGACCGCTTCGTAGGCGTCGAGAGCCTCGGCCACCGAGACCTTCGAGTAGACGAACACCTCGATCTGCGTTTGCATCACATGCCGGTTGTACCGCGAGACGCCTCCGAGCGGAGCGACGACGGCGAACGGGTAGACGAGCGGAACCGCCTCCGCGTCCGCGATATGAGCCGTCCGGATCCGGTTCGAGAGAAGCGCGGCGACTCCGGAGTCGCCGAGAAGCATCGACCGGAGGGTCGCGAGTACGTTCGAGGTCTCGTTCGGCATCGTCTATGCCTCCGTCGCGCTGGGGTGGAGGTTCCTCGGTGCCCCGCGGATCGTCGCTTGTGTGCGGAGCCGTTGACCGAGGACCCTCGCGATCTCGCGGAGGATAACTCTCCGCGTGCCGTCTTCGTTGAACGTATCGACGAGGACGTCGCGACGGAGCATCAGTCGCGTACCCTTGATGACGAGAGTAGCGTGTCGGCCGGTCGCTTCGATCTCGTAGGCTCCGGAGCGGACTCCGCCTCGGATCCCGTACTTCATCTGCCCGGTCCGGGTATGGACCAGATACGGCTTCGTTCGATAGCGTCCTCCGAGGACCGATCTCCGGATCAACCCGTGCCGACGGGCATACGGGTGATCCATCCTCGCGAGGTCGGCCAGAGAATACTTCCGCGCCGAGACGTTCCGGCGGACTCGTTCGAGAGCCTTCCGTCCAGCCGCGGTCACCGACTCGGCCTGCGCTCGCTTGACGTCGGCACGCTGATTCCGGATCGCGAGTACGGAGGTCCGGAGAGCGCCGACGTCGACCTCGAAGACGGCCACGGCTATTCCTCCTGCTCGGAGGTCGAGTCGGCCTCGCCGAGAAGCGTCGAGGGGATCGGGAACTCCGGGAGATCGAGCGGGTCGAGCCGCTTCGATCCGACCATCGGCAGGGTCGGAACCGCGTCCGCGAGGACCTCCGCGAGCGGCTCCATCGCTTTCCGTACCGGGTGACCCTTGACGGTAAGACGGATCGACTCGGCCAGATACGCCTTCGCTCTCCGAAGGTGCCAGTATGCGGCTTCCTTGAATGGGAGGTAACTCGAACCGGCGACGAGGATCCCTCGCTCGAAGCAAGCGAGAGCCCGATCCTCGTCTCCGTCGTTGAGGTATTGCATACCGAGCGAGGTCCACGCCCCCGGCGCGTGCGGGTTGTCTTCGAGTTCGAGACGGAGCATCGTCCGGTAGCGTTCGAGTTTCGCCGCGATCTCGTCGTCGGACTTCGCGAGACCGAGGTGGGTAACGCTGAATGGGGCGTACTTGATACCGGGATGCTCGCCGCGAGCGCGGAGGGTCGCGAAGGCTTCGTCGAACCCTTCGTGGACTCGGCCGGACATTCGCATCACGCCCTCCGGGTCGAGCCGGAACAGGCGGATCGATTCGGAGTAGGACGCTCCGCCTCCGCGGAGGACGTTCGCGAACCGGACCATCCAGCCCCAGCCTCGCGAGACCTCCGCCATCGAGCGGAGCGCTCGCAGCGGCCGGTAGTCGTCCGAGAAGTGCTCGTCTGGGTCGAGGAACAACGCCCAGCCGAGTCCCTCGGCTCGATACTTCCGGAGAGCGTCGATCCCGGCGTTCCGAGCGGACGCGAGGTCGTAGTCGAGCGGACGGTGTACCCACTCGACTCCGTAGAGCGACGAGAGCCGAGCGAGGTCCTCTCCGGGTCCGGTCGTCTCGTCGCCGAACTCGAACGACGCGACGCCGTCCTCGGTCCATCGCTTATCCTCGTCGGTCCAGTCGTCGGTCCAGACGAGGACGATCCGATCGACGAGAAGGTAGAGCGTATCCAGAAGACGAGCGATCCCGTCGAGGTCCTCGCCGGCGTGAGCGAGCATAAAGAGGCCGATCCCGTTCGCGGCGACATAAGGCCGGAGGGTCATCCCTTCGTCATCGGTGATGTGCCCGTAGTCCTGTCCGCCGATCGAGGTCGGATCCGGGTTCGGGTCGACCTCGTCGTAGAATCCGCGCTTGCGGCGACGCTGGACCGGGTCGACATATCCGAAGTGCCGGAACCGGAGACCGGAGACGCGGACGGAGGGGAACGCGGTCAGCGGAGCGTTACCGCAGTGGAGTCCGCGCTCGTTCCCGTGCAAGATCCGGCGAGGGTTCGCTCGGTTGACGCGCCAGAGCCGAGGTCCGGCCATGCCTCCGCGGAACGATCCGCCGTCGCCCCACGGCCGGTCGATCCGGACCATCCGAGAGCCTTCCCAGTGGTTTAGCCAGCCGGTCTCGACGACTTGTAGGAGCGGATCGGGGTGGGAGGTCCAACGGTCGAGAAGTCGCCGAGTCACGCGATCCTCGATAACCTCGTCGTGGTCGATCGAGAGAAGCCAGTCAGGTCCGGAGCCGTCCTCGGCGACGGAGAGACCCTCGGCGAGTTCGATCGCTCGGTTCCGCTCGTCGCGTTCGTTCCAGTCGCCGATCCAGTAGTCGACTGCGACCGCGAAGTCGGTCGACCCGGCCTCTCCGCGAGCGCGACCGGCGAGAACCCGGATCCAGCGTTCTACGATCGCGGCGACCTCGGCCTCGGACCCGGCCGCGCCACACTCGTCGATCAACGCTCGATCGACCGGAGGAAGCGAGCCGACGAGCCGGTCGAACCCGGCCGAGTTCAAGATCGCCGAGGGAGAGCCGGTGAGAAGCACCGCGAGACCGTCGAGAAGCGACGCCGAGCGGAGGATCGAGTGCCGCCAGAGGTGGAGGTCTTGAACCGTCGAGACGCGGACCCGTTGAACGCCGGCGATCGTCTTCGAGCCGCCGGTCTCCGATCGCCACTTGTCGAGGTAGGCGAGACGGTTCCGCATACCCCGTTGCCAGTCGGGAAATAGATCGTCGAAAGTCTGGTGCCCACGGTGAAAGACGAAGGCCGACCACGCGACGGCCGAGCGGTAGCCGGACCGCTCGACTCTCGCGCATAGATCGTTGTCCTCGTAGCCGGCGACCGGGTAGCGATCCGCGTCGAAGATTCCCCGATAGCGACCGTCCTCGACGAGCGAGAGGTCGAGGAAGCAGTCGCGACTCCAGAACATACAGAACCCGGAGAGGAACTCGGCCGCGATCACGGCTCCGTCGAACTGTTCCGCCCACGCGGAGGCGAACCCGTCGAGGCCGAGCCGCTCGATCCGATCCTTCGGATCAACCCGCTGGTTCCCTCCGACGACGTTCGTAACCGGGCCGACCTGACCGATCCGACCGTACCTCTCGACCGGCTTCGTCGGTCGTCGACCCTTCTCGTCCGGTAGGTCTCCGAAGAATCCGATCTCGGTCGCAGCGAACGCCTCGACGGTCCTCTCGATCGAGCCCGGAGTCGGGATCAGATCGTCGTTCCAGATCGCGACGAACGGAGGGAGGCCGCCGAACTCGCGGATCTGGTAGCGGGTTCCGATGTTGATCGCTCCGCCGAACCCTCGCAGACCGTCCTCGCGGTGCCAACGGAGATCGACGCCTCGCGCCTCCGCGGCTCGACGGAGGCTCGCGCACTCGACCTCGACCCGGTCTCCGTTCGAGGCGATCTTCGGGTTGATCGAGAGGATGATCCGCGTCCTCGGCGGAGCGACCTCGACGAGCCTCCGGATCGTAGGGACGACGACGGAGGGAGTCGCGACGGTCGGAATGATGATCGCGAGGTCGACGGACGAGTCGACTCCGATCGGCGCGTCTGCGGGTACGGGTAGGATCTCGGCGAGGTTCATCGGGGTACTCCAGCCGCTCTCGGCGGTCTCGTAGGGAGTTCAGAGCGAGGCGGTCGGCTATACCGAGTCGCCTCTCTCGGAGAGGTAGAGGGTCCAGTGGATAGGCCGAGCGAGAGCCCGTTCGAGCCGGACTCCGCGCACGAGGAACTCGACGCCGTCCTCGGTCGAGAGGACGTCGCCGACCCTCGGAGCCCATGTCTCGGCGTAGTCGATCAACGCGACCGGCTCGGAGCGGAGGTCCATACCCTCGACGCCTCCGGTCCAGCCTCGCCGGACGCTTTCAAGGTGCGCGGGCCAGCCGGAGACGATCTCGGAGTAGGTCGCCTGCGGGTCGCCTCCGGGTCCGATCGCGCGAACCCTCGCGTGCGGTCGAGGCGAGACGGAGAGCCACGCTCCGGCGAACTCGAACCGGTCGATCGAGTCGAACCTCGCGACGGTCTGCGCGAACGAGTCGATCGCCATCGAGAGAGTCTCCGAGACCGGAACCTCGTCGAGCGATCCAACGATCGTGATCGTACCGCTCGCTGGCGTCAGCCCGTCTACATGGAACACCTCGACCTCGACGACCGACGACCGCGGAGGCTGCGCCGACGGGTTCCGAGTCGAGGCGATCACCGATCCGTCGAGGACGAACGAGGTCGGCCGAGAGAGCGAGACTCGCTCCGTCGCGAAGGTCGTGATCATCCTCTCTCGTCCTGTGAGGCAGGCTCGGACGACTCGGACGGCTCCGCGTCCGGAGAGACCGCCTCCGGCTCCGTAGCAGCCTGTGTAGCGGCCTCCGTCTCGACGCTCCGACTCCGACGCCGGCGCTCTCGACGAGGTCGCCTCGGAGGCCGCGAGAGTTCGGTCACGACGACACCGCCTCTCTCCGGGATCCGGATCGAGTAGCAGCAGCCGGCGTACCTCGGAACGAGGACGAAGCGATCGGACGAAGGGAGCGCGGTGCCGGCCGGAGCGATCACGATCACCACCGGGTCCGGAACTAACTCGAAGACCGCGTCGAACTCCGACGGGTCGACGGAGACGATCGCGACTCCGTCTCGTCGGCAGACAAGACGGTCTGCCTCTCCGGCGAGGACGACCTCGGCTCTCGCCCAGCGCGAGCGAGTTCGATCGGTAGCAGTCGGACTAACGAACGCGATCCGCTCGGCGTGGACGAGCGAGTCGATCGCGAGAGGGTTCGCGCTATTGTCGGCGACTCCGACGAGACGATCAGCCATAGGGACCTCCGATCCTACAGTAGCACGACGGCTCGAACTATCCGAGACGACACGGTGAGAGCCCTCGAACTACCTCGACGACCGGAGACGGAACGATCCCACGCTCGTCGAGATCGAGGTCGCGCTCGATCGCGGAGGCGATCTGGATCGATCCTTGTGTTCCGGTATCGTAGGCGTCTCGCCAGTCGATCCCTCGGACGACGAGCGGCGAGACCTTCGCGCCTTCGAGCGCTCGGAGCGTCCGGACACCGAACCGCCGGACGACCTTCGAGGCGGACTCGCCAGCGTGGAGCCATACGAGCCGCGGAGTCCAGCCGAGCGACCTCGCGACGGAGTCGATCCGGAGCCACCGGATCGTCCAGTCGAACGGGTTACAGGTCGCTCCGGCCGCGTCCGCTACATTCATTGAGACATAGAGGTCGGCCGACTCCGCGCGAGCGCGGAACCGGTCGAGGTCGAGCATCGAGTCGATCGAGAGGTCGAGGACCGCTCGACTACCAGCGGAGATCGTTCGGTCGAGGACGAGAAGCCGGTCGGAGTTTCCTCCGAGACGATCGGGCAGTCGAGAGGCGAGAGTCGTCGCGACGGAGTTCCGAGATCGCGGAGACCGGAACCCGTGATCGCCTACGAGCAGGACGAGGTTCGTGAAGGTCATCGGACGAGTCCTCGCTCGACGAGTTCGCGGTGCGCTCGATCGGTACGGTCCTCGACGGAGGTACTCTCGACCCATTCGGCGAGCCTCGCGAGACCGTCTTCGAGCGAGACCTCGGCGGTCCATCCGAGGCCGGACAGCTTCTCGACGTCGGCGAAACAATGCCGAACATCACCGACTCGGTACGAACCTCGGATCTCGACTCCGAGATCGCGTCGACCGTAGACGTCGAGCAGACCCTCGGCGAGCCGCCGGATCGAGGTCCGTCGTCCGGTTCCGACATTGTAGACGCCGACCGCGTCCTCGCGATCGAGTAGGAGGACGATCGCTCGCGCTATGTCGGAGACCTCGATGAAGTCTCGCGACTGCTCTCCGTCCTCGTAGATCGTCGGAGCGCGACCGGAGCGGATCTGCGACGAGAAGATCGCGGCCACGCCGGTGTAGGGGTTCGAGACCGACTGCCGCGGTCCGTAGACGTTGAAAAACCGCGTCACCGCCCACGAGATCCCCTGCTGGCTACCGACGAGCCGGGTCAGTTCCTCCTGTACCCGCTTCGTCTCGGCGTAGACCGATGTGCAGACGAACGGAGTCGACTCGTCGGTGCCGATCGGGCCGAACCCGTCGAGCGAGTTCGCGTGAGCCGGTAGAACCGCGTCCCACCGCTTCTCGGCGAGTTCGTCCTCGGTTCGGATCCGACCCTTTCCGGTCCGGGTCGCGCCTCCGGGTCCGGTCCACCGATATCTTCCCTCTCCGTAGCAGGACATAGACCCGGCGGTGACGATCCGCTTGATTCCTCCGAACTCGACGAGCGCTTCGAGTAGGACCGCGGTGCCGGTCGCGTTCGCCTCCGTATAGGCTGCGATCTCGTAGGCGGACTGGCCCACTCCGACCTTCGCCGCGAGGTGGATTACCCGGTCGATCGGGTCTCCGGTTCCGACGGCCCAGCGGAGAATATCGGCGATCGCGTCTCCGTCCTCGACCTTTCCGTAGACCCGGACCGCTCGCGCGTCGAGGTACTGCGGCCACTCGCCGTCAGGGTGGACTTGCTTATCGAGCGAGTCCAATACGACGACCCGCTCTCCGCGTTCGAGAAGTAGGTCGACAACATGCGAACCGATGAACCCGGCTCCGCCGGTAACGAGGATGGACACGAATACCTCCGCTGGTCCTACCTCGTAGCACTTCGGAGGCGGATCGCTATGGTACGTCGAACGAGACGCCGATCCGGCGAGACCGAGCGAGGATCGCTCGTTTAGCCGTGACGCGGTTCTTTCCGGACCTCTCACCGACATAGACGACCGCGAGGACGTCGTCGAGCGTACCGGCGTCGAGAGCCGAGGCGAGGTCGTCGACCGAACCGGACAGGAAAGCCTCTACAGCCTTCTCACGGTCTGTTGCGGCCTCAGACGGCTCGTCGGTCGTATCAGCAGCCAACAGCGCTGTATCAGGCGGAGAGGCTGACGGAGCGGCCTCGACGGAGGGAAGCGCCGGAGCCGAGTCGGAGTTCGCGATGTTAGGGGGGGTGAGTGCGACCTCCGGCTCGACCCGGCGGAACCCTTGACGCTCGGCGACCCTCGCGAGGATCTCGGTCCGGCACTCGACGACCGCGAGTCCGGCCTCGACCCGGATCGGAGCGGCCTCGACGGCCGAGTGAAGCGTGCGCCGTTCGTGGTGGCGAGCAGGTCGAGCGAGGCGGATCATCGGCTTCTCCGGGTCAGTAGGTCGAGCGAGCGAACGCTCGACGGTAGCGGTTCAAGATCCGCTGTGCGAGCGGAGGGACCGTCGAGCCGTCGAGCCGGTACGAGTAGGTGGAGACCCGCTCGGAGTCGAACCCGGCGTGCCCTCCCTGATTGAACGCTTGAACCGCGATCAAGGTAGCCGCGTGAGCGAGGTCGGCCGGCGTCGACGAGAAGCCGGCCGTGTAGGTAACTTCGACCTGTTGACGTCCGATCGGAAAGTAGGCCCCATCAGCGACGAGCCGGATCGACCCGCTCGAAGTGAAGGTGTAGTCGGTATCGGTCGGAACCGAAGCGCCGATCGTCAAAGCTACGACCGAGACGACCGGCCGGTAGCGGAGAGGGACCTCACGCTGGGCGGCATAGTCGACGTCGAGGGTCTCCGAGTACGTCGCGACCGTCTCCGCCGGCAGATCGATCTCGTCGAGCACAAGTTCGTTCGCAACATCGACGAGAAGGTCGATCAGAGCGTCAGATCGCGTCACGCCGGTAGGAATACCCAGCACCGACTTTACCGAGGATCGCGAGGTTAGCGCCATCGGCTACTTCGCCGGAACGCGACGGACGGCTCGGCGACCGTTCGACGACCGCTTCGAGGTCGTCCGCGAGGACTTCGCCGGAGCAGGCTCGGCGGTCTCCGCGTCCGGCTCGGAGAGAGCGACGGACTCGGTCGGCGGATCGAGCCACAACGCGGTGACGTCCTTCCATCCGAGCTTCGTATGTCGCGCGACCGCGTTCGCGGAACGGAGGAACGCGGTCGGAGCGCGAACGCCGTCCGGGTGGATGACGTCGAGACTCGTCGTCGTCTCGTCGTATGCGGCCAGAAGGATCGGGATCTCCGGAGCGCGGTCGGTCCGGCGGAGGACTCGGCACCCGGAGAAGACGAGAGAAGCGTGATCGAGAGTCGCGGTCATCGTAGATATCCCCTAACGACGAGCGCTCCGCCCCACGAGGGAACGGAGCGCCGAGAGTACGGTCGCCGAACGAGAAGCCGGACGGCGAGACGGAAGATCAGACGGAAATGCCGGTAACGAGAGCACCGCCGAGCGTGTTCGCGTAGACGAGAGCGCCGTCCCAGAACATATCGAACTGGTCGAACTGCGAGTCGGTCTTCGCGAGCGGCATCACGGTCGTGGGAGTAAGTTCCTCCCAGTACACATGGCGCTTGTTTACGACCGCGAGAGCCGTCGAGGAACCGCCGGTGAACGCCTTGATCTCGCCGCCAGCATGGTACTGGAGGGTGTTCGGCATCGCGGTAGAAACGACCATCGGGATCCCGTCGTAGGTCCGGACCCGGAAGCCGGCCGCGATCTCCACCACATCGTTGAACTGCTGCTGCGCTTGCAGGCTCGCGTTCAAGGCGCGGAGGCCGGCGAACGAGCCGACGATCACGAGGTCGGACCGGACCGCGGAGCCCTTGACCCGATCGATCGCTTCGTCGAGCGACGAGAGGGAGAGGCTCGTACCGGCGGAGGCGGTAGTCAGGGAGACGACCTGCCCGGAGACGTTGTTCACAAGGGTGAGCAGACCGTCGATCTGGTTCGCGTCCGAACCGGAGTCGCCGACGAGCGCGGCTTCTTCGAGAGCGTTCGCGAAGTCCTCGGCCTTTCCGGTGATCTCCTGCGCGAGGGTGTCCCCGTAGGAGCGGCCGATCGCCTGCATCTTCCGGGTAACCTTTCCGCGAGTCGCCAGCGTCCGGTAGGCGAACGAGGTCTGCGCATAGGTTCCGGTTTCCTCGGTCAACCCGTCGGTGTCGGCGACCCACGCGCCTCCGGCGGCTCCGGCGGTCCGCCGGTTGATGTAGGCTTTGTCACCCTGACCCGGCCGGCGGTCGAGGACGGACTGGAGCCCGAACTCGCGGAGGGTCAGCATCTGGACGGTACGGTTGATGAAGGTCTGGATCAGCACGGAACCCGCGCCGGAGACGTTGATCGCTCGCTCGAACGCCTCGCGGCGAGCCGGGTCGAACGCACCCATCCACTGGGGGGAGCGGTAGATCGGATCGGAGGGATTGGGCATCGGAGGCTCCTATCAGGCCCAGCGGGCGGGGTTCGGGTTGCCGAGAAGACCCTCACCCTCGGCGGTCCGGAGGACAGCGGAGAGAGCGTCGACGAGGTCGCGAGGGGTGGCTGCCTTCGAGTCGAGGGTCTCGACGGACCGCTCGACGACGAGAGCGACGGCCGGCGTGTCCGACTTCGAGCGCTCGACGAGAGCGGTCATCGGGCCAGCTACCTTCGCGGAACCGCTGGTGCGGGTCGTCTGGTAGGCGAGGCCACGCCGGACCGGCTCGGCGGAGAGGCGAGCGACGGTCGCTCGGAGGATCTCGACCTCGGAGCGGAGGTCGGCAGCAGGCTCGGAGGGAGTCGGCTCGGCAGCGCGGGTCTCGGTCGGACCCGTACCGCGAGCGACTTCCTCTCGGATCATAGCGCGGAGCGCGTCAAGATCGAGGGTCATCGGGATCTCCGGTTCGGAGGTGAGGGTAATGGTCGGAGGCTCCGACCGAGCGTCCGGGGAGACTCGCTCTCCGGTATCGTGTCGGACTTCATCGTGCATGTCAACTTGATCGGCAGACGAGCGGTCGTCGGTCCGGTCCTCGTCGCTCTCGGAGCGGAGCGGAGGCGGTTCCGCGTCCTCGAACAGCGAGTAGAACTCGACCGCACGCTCGTAGGCCGCGAGGCGGTCCTCGTCGGAGAGGTCGACTCCGCCTCGCGCTCCATTGAGCGCGGCCACGGCCGCGACGAGACCGCGGAGGACCACATGGATCTCACCGTCGATCACCTTCGCCACCGGCAGCTTGTATCCGTCGCGGACCTCCGCTCGATCCGGGTCGAAGTACAGGTGAACGGAGGCGAACCGCTCGAAGTCAGGAGGGTCGCCGAGGACCTCGCTCGCGGCCTCCGCGTCCCACTCCCACGGAGTCTCCGGCGGAGCGGTAGGAAACTCGACGAACGGCGCGACGGCTCGCTCGACCTCCGGCGCATCCTCGGACGCTACAGCCTCGACCGGCTCGTCGACCGACGACTCGACCTCCGCGGTCTCCGACGGTGCGGAGAGCGGATCGATCTTCTCGACTACGGAGACCGGGTACACGACCCGATCGCCGGTCGGCTCGAAGCCGTCGTCGACCGGTCCGTAGACCTCGATCCGGAGAAGCGGATCGGCCTCGCTCGCCTCGACCGGAGACCCGTCGACCGATCCCTCGGTGATGACCTCCGAAACTCGACCGTAGCGAACGCCTCCACCGTCCTCGTCGCCGGCCTCGCCGGAGGCGACCTCGGAGTCGAGGAACGAGACGAAGTCTCCCTCGGAGATCGACTCCGGAGTCGCTCGCTCGTCTTCCTCGTCGCCGTGCTCCATCCGTTCGTCTTCCTCGTCGCCGTGCTCCATTCGAGCCTCGACGGGTTCCGGTTCGGAGCGGTCCTCGACCTCGTCCTCGACTTCGTCCTCGGATCCCTCGGAGTCGTGCGCCTTCGCGTATCTGACGAGATACTCGGACTCGGTCTCGGTAATGTCGATGATATGGCGATTCTCGACCTCGCCTCGCTCGGAGCAGATCTGCTCGACCCTCGACCGGAGGCTCGCGAGTCCGATCGAGTCCGGGTTCGACGGAGCGCGAGTCAGCGCCACATGGTCGAGTTCGACGTCTTCGACGATCACCCGCTCGATCTCGCCGGCGTCCGACTCGACGACCCGGACGGAGAGGAACCAGCCCCCGATCGACTGGCCGATCGGCTCGCCGCGGTCGAGACGGCGCAGGAGCCGCTCGGTCATCGGGTCGTCGGCGTAGAGCGTCGAGGTCAGACGGAGCCGATAGCCGACCTCCGACGGAGCGCCCGGAGCGACGACGTCGGCTCGCTCGATCTCGGCTCCGGTCGTCCGACCTACGACCTCGTCCCATTCGATCGCGCGGTTCCCATTGTTATGCCGAGGGAGAAGCGGAACGCCTCGCCGCATCTGCTCGGCCATCTTCGAGAGAGCGTCGAGGCTCATCTCGGTTCCGTGCGAGTCGACCGAGGTGGACGAAGCGATACCGACGATCGCGACTCCGTCGCTCTCCGTCGCGAGCGTCTCCGCTCGGTCCTCCGTCGACGGAGTCGAGGTCGCCTCGGAGGCGGAGCGCGAGTCGAACAGGGCACCGAGAGCGAACGGCTCGCGGCAGCGGATCACGATCTCTCGGCGCGAGTTCGAGGAACTCGGATCGGCCGGAGTCGAAGTCGGACGGTCGGTCATCGGTCCTCCGAGGAAGGGTCTCGCGGAACGGTAACAGATCCGACCCATCAGGCACAACGCGATAGATCGTCGGACGCTACGAGAACGGACCGACCCGGAGAGCCTCGCCTCGCTTCACTGCCTGCTCGGTCCAGACGACGAGGACGCACCGGCAGTTCCCTCGGCACGAGGTTCCTCCGCCCGGTCGAACCGCGATCGACGAGAGAGGCCGGATCGGCTTCGAGCCTTCGATCGAGCACTCCGCGCAGGTGACGCCGTCGAGGGTCGCGACCCACTCGGCATACCATGTGGTAGCCTCTCGCGGTCCGGCTCCGGTCTCCGGAGCGCTCGGCGGACCTCCGGCCGCGGACCCGGAGGCGGAGAGGCCGAGGGTCATCGTGCCGTTCGAGACCTCGACGAGCCG